AAAGTACGCCCCCACCTTCGTGGACAACATCTTCGATGAGGTTGTCCTCTATTCGAAGCTGATGGCAAAGGGCAAGGTGAAGACCATCGACGGCGGTGAGTCCATCACCGAGCCGCTGATGTACGGCGACAACTCGACCTTCGGCACCTACTCGGGCTATGAGACGCTCGACACCACGCCGCAGGACGGCATCACCGCCGCCAACTTCCCTTGGAAGCAGGCTGCCGTGAACATTGCTATCAGCGGTATTGAGGAAGCCAAGAACAAGGGCGCCTCCAAGATCATCTCGCTTCTCGAAGCGAAGACGTTCCAGGCGGAAGAGTCCGCTCGTGCAGGCATGAACCTCATGGGCTACGGCGACGGCACGGGCAACGCTGGCAAGGATTTCCTTGGCCTCGAAGCTCTCGTCGGCGACGAGACTGGCGTTGCCACTGTTGGTGGCATCGACTGCACTGCTGGTGGCAACGAGTACTGGCGTTCTGTTGTGCAGACTGCCGATACTGACGGCGCTGGCGCCGACACCACGGTGCGTGACACCGCCCAGTGGAGCAACGTGTTCTACACGGCGTCCCGCGGTAACGATGCCCCTGACCTGATCATCACCACGCAGGCCCTGTTTGAGCACTACGAGGCCAGCTTGGAGCCGCAGCTCCGCTTCACGTCGAACGACAAGGCCGACGCGAAGTTCACGAATATTGAGTTCAAGGGTCGCTCCGTGTTCTTCGATGCGGACTGCCCTGCTGGCACCACGTACTTCCTGAACACGAAGTACCTGGGCGTGAAGGGTCACAAGGATGTCTGGTGGACCCCCACTGGCTTCCGCACCCTCCCCGACGTGGATGCCCGCTGGAGCAACATCCTGGCCTACGGCAACATGACGGTGAGCAACCGTGCCCGCCAGGGCAAGATCACTGGTCAGACGGTCGTCTAATCAAGTGATGGTGGAGGCTCAGGGGAAAACATGCTCACGTTGTGGGCTATGGAAGCACAAAGATGACTTTCATCGAGGCGGATACTTGTCCGACTCCAATCCCCTGGGCCTCCGCTCCCAATGTAAACGTTGCGTTTCCGAGGGCAATAAACTCGGGCGTAAAGCGGGTAAGTTTAGGGAACGTGATCGGCGCGCGAACATTCGCCGTCACGGGATTCAGCCCGAAGAGTACATTCGCAGGTTGGATTCTCAAGACGGGGTGTGTGCCGCATGCGGTGAACATCCCGAAGGGCGCGACAACCTTGGCATTCACCATGATCATGGGTGTTGCGACGGGCAGTATTCGTGCGGATCTTGCGTGGTTGCGCTCCTGTGTTCGGGGTGCAACCTCGCGCTCGGACATTTGGGGGATGACCCGAAGCGGGCGATGCTGCTAGCAGCGTTCGCCATCAAAGTCGGTTGAGCCGCCTCCGCTCAGCTTGAAAGGAAAGGGCGCCTTCGGGCGTCCATTCCTTGTTTACGGGACAGTGGCGCCCTTTCAGTGATGAGCGCCTACACGAATGCTTGGACACGGGGGCTTGAAGAGTCGTACGGCTCGCGTCTCGAACGTTTGAGGCGGGAACGGGAGACCGTGCCTGCTGCTGGATGTCCTGAGCTGACAAAGAAGGGTCAGGCATGCAAGGGCAGCCCGACATCGTCGGGCCTGTGTGCAGGCCATGAAAGGGTTACATGAAGACGCTCGCACAGCTTCGGGAACATGTGTGGGATTTCGTTGACACCGACGACTCCGACATTTCCGAAAACCTGCTGAACGCCTGGGCGAAGGAAGGCTTCGACCGTATTGTTCGAGCCGTCCGATCCTCCCCCCACTTCGACGCCGAATACCCCTTGAACGGTGCTGCAGGCGACGAATCTGTCCCCTTCAATGCGACCCTCGAATCAATCGAGTGGGTCACATGCAACGGGCGCCTACTCGACAGCCTCGGGCAGCGGGAAGCATACGACTATTTCGTGTCATGGGACGGGTTCCGCCGCACAGGCGAACCCACCCATTTCTCGTCCACGGATCGCACGATCGAACTGTGGCCGACACCCTCCCAAGACTTTGATCTGGTTGTGCATGGCTGGCGGAAGCCTGTCGACTGGGTGACGGCAGCTTCCACCCCCGACTTCCCCGAATACTACGAGTCGGCGCTGATCCAGTTCATGTTGTACCGCGCCTTCGGGCAGCAAGGTTTGGTTGAGGACGGGCAAATTCACCGTGCCGAATTTGAATCGCAGGTCGCCGAATTTGTGGCTTGGGAACTACAGCAGGATGCGACGCAACGACCAATGGTGTTGAACGGTGGCACCAGGCTTCGCTCCCGCAGCGGGCCTGCACCGCTCACGTTCCCTGTGCGGATGGGCTAAATGGTCACCGAATTTGATGCGTACAATCTGCTGGATTTCACTGGCGGATTGAACCTGGAACCTGACGTGTTCAAGCTTTCGACGACCGAATCGCCCGAGATGTTGAACGTCGACATTTCCCACCGTGGAGGTGTCACGCACCGTGACGCCTTCAAGAAGTGGGCTGACGCAGACCAGTCAGGCACCCCGATCGTTGACCTGCACACTTGGACAAGCTGCCCCACGGGGCCATGCGTCGTGTCCACGTCCACTGAGGGTGTTGTGCGGGAACATCGCCATTCCCTGACCCGCCGCTGGTCCGACCAGTTCCCTGACACTGACCATTCCGAATCACAGTGGCGTGAAACCCGTTCCGCAGCCGAATTTGGCGGCGAACTATATTTGGCAGCCAAGTTCAATGTGATCAAACTGAACGGCCTCAACGGGGCAGTCGAATACGACCTGCCGATGATCGACGGGGACGAAACCCATTTCAACAATGACCTCGACAATCCTGTCGGCGGCAAGTTTCCTGCCGCCACAGTTGTTGCCGCATGGCAGGGCTCGATGTGGGCCGCAAACATTAGGGAAGACACGGGCGTACATTTGGGGGACAGGCACCCAAACCGTCTTCGCTGGTCACATTTGAACCATCCCGAAGACTGGCATGCCGACCACTACATCGACATTGAGGATGACGATAGCGGTGAGATCACAGCCCTGATCCCCGACGGGGACAGGCTGCTGGTGTTCCGTGAACGCGGAATTCATGCGGTGATCGGCTCCCCGCCCGAGGCGGTAGCCGTCTACCAGGTATCCGATGTTCTCGGTTGTCAAGGTCCGAACAAGGTGGCACAAACCCCACACGGGGTCTATTTCTGGTCGGCTGACCGCGGCCTACATGTTGTTGGGCAGCAGACAATCGAATGGGCATTCGAGAAACTGTATCCCGCCTTGGCTACGGGCCATATTGATGGCAGGAATGCTGTCGTGTCGTGGGGCGGTGACCGCGTCTACGTGAAGTTGGAGTATTCGACGGTGGATGGTGCCGACCAGTTCCGTTCCTGGTTTGTGTTGGACCCGTCGCTCGGTAAGAGCGGTGCTTGGACCCGTCACGGGTTCGCTGGGATTTATCGGGGTAGTCATTTGTCGCAGTACAGCAGGCATGTGGATATGCCCGCTGCTGTCTGGTTTGCTCCTGCCGATCAGGATCCCGTGTTTGTGGCTGCGGTCCACGGCGCATTGCTGTTTAGGTCGGCGGGGGATCATGAGGACGAAGAGTTCATGGGTGCGACGGCACGCCCGAACATGGCAGTGTTTCGGACTGCCTGGTTGGATCTTGGTCAGCCTGGACAGCGGAAACGGTGGCGTCGAGCTGACGTGATTGGTTCGGGTTTGAATGCGGCCCAACCGTTGACGTTGACCGTGTTTCGGGATTATGACTCGTGGCGTCCTCGGCGGGACGGAGAAGTCTTTCTGTCGGATACGACAGCAGACGTGTATGGCACTGCCAAGTACGGCACCGCCGTGTTTTCTGGTTCGGGTCAGGCGAGTCCTGTGATTGCCCGTACGCCCCCGTTGGGTCTTGCCCGTTCAGTGCAGTTGCTGTTTGTTGACGAGACGGTTCCGTTGTCGCTGGATTGGTCCCTGAATTCTTTGGTTGTGAAGTACACGCCGTACCGAGTGAGGAAATAACTATGCCTGCCCCTGTTCGCCCAAACGTGTTCGCCGATGGTGAGACGGTTGATGCCTTGCGCGTCAACCAGGATCTCAACGAACTATATAATTGGGCTGCCGAAACTTCACTGGACTCTGTTGGTGCTGGTGCCGAAACTTTCTATTCGCATCAGACAGGCGAGGTGGATCTTGTCTCGTTCAGCTATGTGGCTTGGCCGTATGCCGCTGTTGACACGATTGTTCCGACGTGGGCAACGGAGGCTTTGGTGATCGCCAACTTGAACGTCAAGTATGTGACTTCGTCTTCGAAGAACTATGTTCGCATCAAGTTGGGTGCGGTTGAAGGTACTGCTTGGCAGTGGGGTTTGCCAGTGATTTTTGGTGAGCCTTCGACTGCCGAAAAGATTTACGGCTACGACTCGATTGCCCATACCGAAAAGTTTTATGTGGGCGACAAGCAGGGCACTACTTTGGGTTTGGGTTTGGAGGGCCGCAGGTTTGACGGCACGGGTGCTGTCAGGTCTTCGATGGTGTCGTTTGTGGTGATCTTCACGGCATGATGAGGCAGATTGCTTCCCTTACAGCGTTCAAGGGGCCAGACGCTATCCAGGTGCGTCAGGCCATCTTGTCGTTGCTGCAAGAACAGGGCGGTGATGGCGCTGATGTCGGAATTATTGACATGGGCGATTCCCAAGTTTTCACTGGATATTCGAAGGCGTTTTGGCCGCTACAGGATCGAACCTTGAAACTGGTTACGGCCACGTTGACGGTTCCTGGGTTGACGGACACGGTCGCTGATGTGGTGAAGGGTGGGGTGTCGTTGGCCGCGTTGACGATTCCTGCTGGGGAGAAGGTGGCGGTGATCGAGTTGGCCGAGGCTTTCACTGCGACAGACGATTGGCAGATGCGTGTGACTGCCGCGGGAACGAATGCTCTCGGCGCCACATTCTACGGAAGGTTTGTCTGATGGCAGGAAACTATCCTGATGTTCCTGACCAGCGCATGGCGTATGACCGTGACGGGACTGTCTTGGCCTTGTACGCCAAGAATGTGGGCACGGTCACCGAGTTGGATAACAGTGTCAACGTTACGGTCAATAACGAGTCTTCCGACTACTA